GACTAGTTTAATTTGCATATCTTCCTTTTGCCGTTTTATTTTTGCGATATCCACTAAAGGATTTCGCCTAAACAATAGACATTCACTAAGTTATACTATTTTCCCACGCCTTAACGCTTTTTGTAATTCTGTCAATTCTTTTTTACGGTCTTCTACGATTTCATTCTTTCTTGTTTCTGTTAATTCTAAATCACCATCCCTGATAATTGTAAATTTTGGTTTATCTACAGGCTTAGGTTCTACTATAATAACAGGTATTTCTTCTGGTTTAATAACATTAATAACAACGGGTTCAACGGGTTCTGTTTTTAGTTCCAATTCCTTAATCGTTTTGTCGCTTAAGGTAATCGTTTTAGCAGATATTTCACTAATCAATGCATCGGGATTGCTTGGAATATTAACCACTGAATTTTCCATTAAGGTCCACTTGGTTACAATACGTTTGCAATTTTTACCATCAATTGATTTTTCTTTGCAGTATTCTTTGAATTCGTCGGTTCCTGCTATTAAAGATTTTTGATTAATAAAGCCAATGGAATTACATTTAAGGAATCCACCTTTAACCAAGGACCATATTTCATTAGCCCTTAACGTATCTGCAAATTTAATCTTAGCTTCCAGTGAATTAGGGGTAGAACGAATTTCCAAAGCCTTACCAATACAAGGTTCGGAATAATTATGCGACCACATGACTATAGGATTTTTAACAAACCGGCTTAAATCTGCACCACAAGGCATAACCATATCGCCGTCTGCATCTAAGGAAGAAGTAGAAATGTCAGCAATAATAGTTTTTTCTTCATCAGGTAGTAATTTAATAACCGGATGATAAGCTTTTCTTTCTACAACAGCATTTTCATCAAGCCCTTCTATATCAACACCATAGGGCTTTAAACTAGAAACAAGAACTTTATTCTTCATTCGGAATTCCTTCACTTACAGGTGTTTCAGTTTCTTCGTTTACAACGGTTTCTTCGTCATCTACAATTCCTTCTATACCCATTCTACTTCTAACATAATCAGGATTATAAACGCCATTGGTTAAATAAATCTGGTCTAGTTGTGCAGTTTCCAAAGCGTCCATTGAACTATTAAATTCACCATCCCACCACAAGAATAATCTATCATCGTAAACAGAAACAAATTGTTCGTTTAGTTTTTCAAGAAAGCGTGTCAGCTTGGGTTTAATTGTAAACTGAACGTAATGATTGGTTGCCGATTTAGAAGATGCGAAGTTCGATTCGTTAATTACTAAAAGTGCTTCTGGAACACCAAATACAGAAGCGATTTCCTGTCTAACTGCATCCCGGCCCGTCTTGTACTGCATTTCCCTAGGATTAAAGCCTAATTGTTGAACTTTAACATCCCCGCTGGCGACCAATGGCTTACCAGAATTTTGTACAGAACCAAATTTCTTATACCACATCTTCATTAATTCTTTTTGTTCGTTTTCCTTGATTCCGTTAACATAAGACACAAGAAAATCGGGTCTTGCATTATTTCTGTTTAAATAATTTTCTGTCTGGTCATAATATAATTCCCGTTCAGCAGCCGATAAACATTGTTCCAGTTCGCCCTTACCATATAGCACACTTCCCGGCGAAGAATTTAACATGTGAATAATAGCTTCAGGCGGGAAACTATGACTTTCTACCCCATCTTTACTATAAAGATAGTTTTGTATATCCCCATAGCCCCAAGCATTTTCTTTAACCTTGATGGAAACATTTTCACTTAACAAAGGATAAAGGCCTGTTATTTTATCCCCTTCCTTTTCCATGTAGATATAAGAATTTCCAATTAGACCCAAATACGTTTCGTTTAAAATAACAAAGTCAGTCCAATTCATTCTACTATTAGGTCTTTCAATTAAATCTAAAACTTGGTGTTCGGTAATTTCAACTAGTTCGGTAAAAGATTTCTTACTGGAAGTTTTAACCGCTAATTGGATTTCCTTTTTTAATATTTTATGTTTAGACGCCTTTAAGGATTGTCCATTTTCTTTCTTGTAATAAAGGCGAATAGGAATAGAAGATAGGGTTTGGGCATTTTTATTCAGACAAGCGGCCACCCAACCAAAATTATATTTTAATAATTCCTTTGGGCTGTAGACTTTATCACTACCCGAACCCATTAATAGTTGCCACAAGCTGGTATTTTGATTAAAGGCTTTTTCTTCAATTGAATTTTTACCAAACAAACTTTTAAAATTAAACATGAAGAAAATCCTTATATATTGTTAGAAAAATAACATAGTCGTTCAAGAAGTTATACAATTAAATACTATTCTTCATAATCACTGTAGGCTAATAATACAGGCTTACTTGAAGAATTCCGTTCGTTCCAAATATAATTCACACAATATCGCATCGCATCCATTAAGTGGTCGTTCTTTTTAACCGGTTTATTCTTTTCATCATACGAATAATTTTCCATTTCTTTAATAAATTCAACACATTTAGAATCCAAAGTTAACCGTCCACTACTTAACATATCCTTAGCCCTACTAATTCCGTGATACAATTCGTTATCTGCCCCACAAACATTAAATCCATGCATTTCCAATTCCGCAATTAAATGGGCAGCAGAAGGGTCCACTACGATTTTTGGATTTAAAGGACGATATCTTTCACACCGCTTAATAATATCACCTATTAACATTTTGGTTTTACTATATTCTTCCAGTAAATGAAGGGAAGATTCTTTACCGACACCAAAGAAAGTAAAAGCAGAAGGACCACTAAACCCAAAGTCCAATCCCAGTACGAATTCACTAAAATCACTGGTTTTCTTTGAACGACAATGTTCTTCCCTTGTAAATTCAGGATAAATACCATGTTCCAACGCGCACCAATATCCTTCAACATATTTACTAAACATGGTTCCGGTCATTTGTTTTAATGAATCAACATAATCCCCTATTAAAAATTGGTTATCCAAACTAGAAGATGTTATAACTTTTCTATTTTCATCAATATCCTTGAAGAATCTATCAAATAAAAAGTGATTCTGATTACCGGGATTCGTTGCAATACAAATTTGCCTGAATGAAGCTGATGTATTCCTTAATCGATATAGTAATTCCATGTATTCGTTTTCTTCCAATTCAACCCCTTCGTCTATAAATACCGCGCCCAAATTCATACTTCTAATAGACATTTCATTATCACAGCCAAAATATAAAATTTGTCCACCCCCATTTAACGTAATAACAGAATTATGCTTGTCATGATGGTAAGAATTTCTAGGAAGAACAGGGGGTAGTTGTCCATCAGGTTCTAATAATGTTTTCAAAGTAGATTTCTTTAAAGCTGTCATGGTTTTTCTAACAAGCAATACAATGTTTCCCGGTTCAGATGCATGGATTACAGCTTTATAACATAGGGCGCGTGATTTTCCACTACCGTATCCGCCACTATACATAATTTCTTTTGTTTTACTAAAAATGAATTCGGCTTGTTTAGGTAATAATTTAATTTTTATTATATCATTAGACATTAATTCCCCTTAATTATAAGGTTTAATACAAAAATGGTGGGGCTGGATTTTTTTTTGGATTCTACTAATAGCCAAAACGATTTTTTTTCTATATAATTAAAGAAAACAGGCGCGGAAATCAAAACGAATTTTATAAAAGGGGGTGGGACCCAAATATCTAGCCAAAAAAAACTTGACTTTAACATATATATCTTTGCGTGTTATACTTTTGTTATACTTGTTGGAATTTGATTAAACCTACAGTGAAGAAAATATATCATCACCCGATTCATAAATTTCATTCTGCTTCTTGCGTTCCTTATCCCTTTCAATCAAGACGTTATCAAACCTTTCTTCTTCTGTAAATGGTTCAGGTTCAACTTGTTTAGGCGCGATTAGTTCTTCTTCTTGAATCCCTATCTGTTCGGACGTTACTATAGGTCTATTAAGTCGTTCTACAAAATCTTTATCTAGTGTTGCATTGGGTAAAACTTCGAATACAAGTTTTGTTGCGCTATATCCATCTTTCTTTCTATCACCACATAAATCCGAATACAGTCTTGTTGCTTCCAATCTTTCACGCGCCGATAGTTCTTTATCTTGTATTAATTCCTTGATTATCTTCAGGCGTTCTTCAATTGTTATCTGACTTCGAATTCCGGGTGTGTCTAATCTTCCCTTTGGCCTACCCTTCTTTTTAATAGGCTTAGGAATAGGCTTAGAATTATCTTGTAGTGGTTCAGGCATGATATTCCCCTTTCATTAAGTTATACAACGATTAATAAGATTTTCGTGTTATAGGCAGGAAAATTACCCCACTGTGCATTATATCATTTGAATCATTAGGGAAAGCCTGCAATGTCGTATAATGTAAACTATGACGCCACTATAACAGGTGAAAATAAGGTGAATTTAATAAAATTATTGAATATTTTATTAAAATGGCGCGGGGAAATGGAATTGAAATATATCGTTAAAAATTTAACGAATAGGGGGAATAAAATCGGGGTTCACCATCTATTTTTTATTATTTGTGCGAATGAACATTATCCCTGTTCATATAAACATTAATTATAATATATTGAATAAACAGCAACAAACGCAACAAATCCCACACATCCTAATATAAACAACCAAAACTTTATCATGACTTTATTAAACTGAATGTCGTATTGTTTTTCTTTAATGGCTTTTTTATACATCATTTCATCGTAAGCCCTATCGCCCATTATTCTTCTAAGTTCCATTGTTTCAAGCTGGTTACTTATTGTTTCAAGCTGGTCACAAGAATTTTGTAAAGTTCTTAGTGTAATTAAACTAATTATAGAAGGCATAATGTTCCTTTAA